TCTGTATCTACCTCAGACTCTATATCTAGGCCTGCTCCCTCAAGAATTCTTTTGATTTGCTCTCTTGAATATAAATTGGTCTTATCTCGTCTATTCCTAGTATCCATTCACTCTGTTTCTTTCCTATATAAATTCCGTATAAACTTATCTTAAACTCAAAATATCTTTTTTCTTCATTATAGCTTAGCGTAAAATCGGGGTTAATGTCAAGTCTTGGCACATACCCAGATAACCTCATTTCTGCAACTAATAGCTTTATGTATTCACTTTTAAGCCTGGCAATGGCAGAGTCATCGTGGATGTTTCCATCCAGGCTAAATCTTTTAATTGCCTTATGGTGTAGGTTAAGCATGTATTAATTATAACTACTTATCCTCAAAATCTTTATATCTATACCAGCCTTTATCAAAATCAACCTGAACCAAAAAGTCCCCCATAAACCCATTACGGTTTTTTCTAAATACGCACTCAATAACGTCTGAGTTAGCACCACGCCCTAGGGCCAAAACCCAGTCAGCATCGTAAGCAATTTGTCGTGACCAAGCTGTTTGACCAAGAGTTGGGACTGTGTCTAATTTAGTAACATCATCTGGCGTGGCAGAAGAAATTGCAATAATTGGAACTTCTTCTGATATAGCCATAAGCTTTAGTTCACGAGACAAGTTCTTCATACGTACCGTTTCGTTATCTGCCTTTGCATTGGGACTCATTAGCTGCAGATAATCAACAATAACAAAGTCTGGCCTGTATTGATCTATTTTTCCACGCAAAACAGATGGTGTAATTTCTCCACCAGTATCATTAGAAATAATATGAAACTCTGGTTTACCAGAAAGATGTTTTTCGTGCCATCTTGTCAAATCATCTATATTAACTTGTCCACTGGAAAGCTTTCTGTGAGACCACAGCCCTTCACCCATAATGGCATATACACGATTACGAACCTCTGCCTCGCCCATTTCAAGGCTTATGATCATCGGAGATTTGCCCTGTTTCCAGGCCTGTACGGCGAAATAAAGGCTTAACCAAGATTTACCTATGCCTGGATAGGCCAAAAATACACCTAGCTGTCCTGGAGTAATTCCAGCTGGTAAGTAATTGTCAAACCCTGGCAGTCCAGTTTTAATTCCAATAGAACCTAGCTCCTGCTCTCGCTGTAGTTGCTTATAGTATTCAATGGCTGAATGCAGGTCAGTCACATCAATATCCCTAATTACAGAAGTATTTTTCTTAAGTTCTGATGTCTTTGTAATTAATGATTCAAGGGCATTTGCACTGCTGCCGTTTTGAATTTCAGTGGCTGCAGAAACTAAGATTTCCTTAATGCTATTTTCAAGGTACTCTGCCTGAAGCTCTTCTAAGTGATGCTTGGTTGTGCCAATACCCTCTACTGGAGAAAAATCTCTAAACTTATCTATAACAATAGACTTTGGTGGAACAGACCCATTGATCTCAGCATATCTACGAATAAACTGCCAAATATCATTATGAGTTCTAAGTATCTTTTCTACATCTGCCTGTAGCAAAACATGAAGCTGCTTGTCTTCAAGTACTGCCGAAATGAGTCTATCTTCTGCACTATTCATTGTCTACCCCATCTAACCTTAAGCCAAAGTCTTTCGTGAAAATAATAAAGAATAAAGTTAATTAAATTCGAGAGTAATGCCAGTGAGGCAGCAAAGTCTACACTACCAGTTAATACGTATCCAACCACAAAGGTGCTTAAAATGGCAATGATTCTCCAAGTTATAGATTTGGCCAGTGACCTAGCTTTACTGATTTTCACTTAACCACTCTTTCGCTTTCTTTCTTCTTTCAATTCTTTCAATTTTGTCATCGTCTATTCGTGACTTAGCTTCAATTAGGCTTCCTATATTGCTTGCAAAATTCTTCCATGTTGGGGCTGAGGATACATCAAAATAATACTCTAGCATTTCATAGCAAGTGTGAATGCCATAAGAATCTATAATTGCATCTGCTGCCCAGGCTTCTGCCCATCTGTTTAAGTTTGGTTTTTGATTATACTTAAACTTATAGTGCTTTTCAAACTTGCTGAGCAAAGCCATCTGGTCTTTGCGATCAGCCATTTACTTAGCCTCTACCTCAGCAGCAGCTTCCTTGACCTTGGCAGCTAGCTTATCTTCAACAAAAGCATATACTCGCTCAAAAGCATCATTAGTGTTTTCGCCTTCACGCTTGTTGTCTTGAACCTCTACGTCAATTCTTAGAGACTGAAAGTTGCCTAGGTTAAGCGTATAGCCTAATGCTACACGAACCTTAGTGTCTTCGTTATTCATACCCGTTTTCTTCCTATATAGACTCTGACCAAATTGGTATAAATCTACCATCTTCGGTTTTGGTATATGTAAGTATACCATCGCCCATTCTCCGTGTCAACTCCTGTGGGGAGGGCGTTATATCATTTGTAATTAATTTATCTTTTCTTGGTCTACCCATATGGTAGGAGGCAAGTATATCACGAATTTCCCTTACCTGTGATTCAGAATAATAGCTTCGCACTTGCCATCCAGTTGCCCCACCCTTTTGTGAGCCAGTTGGAAATGGGATTATACCACGTTTCATTAAATTTGGCAAGTACTTTTTGTGCCTATTTACAAGCTGGGCAGTTTGACCAACCGTATAAGCTCTTTCTCTATTTTTCTTAAAATCAGAAATTAGGCAACTCTCTATCTGATCTTTAATAATATTAAAGACTGACATAATTCCATTAGATTTATTTAAATGATGAATTCTTACTAAGTCGCCATTTAAGAACCAAACCTTTTTATTTCCAGGAATTACAGGTGCATTATTATAAGATTCCATATCCATTAATGGCATGGATATCCCCTAGCTTGGAAGTCCAATAGCAATAATGTTTATACGTATTGAGGCAGTACCGCTTGTACTAAATCGAACAACACCTTCAACTCTAGATGAGGTAACTGATGTAATTGTTACAGATACGTCTGTTCCGCTATCTGTTACTGATACAGCTTCTGGAGTTGCAGTAACAATTGGTGGATATTTAAAATCTGAGCTTGCAAAATTATAAGTAAAGGGTATCTTTTGGCCAGCATTTACAGAGAAGTTTTGAGCAAGATCGTAGGCTCCTGCCACAATTCTCATATCTGTAACCTTAACGTCCTGCCTTGCAATAGATGCCCTAGGACTTTCAATAGATGCATATTTTTTGGATGAGTATGATAGCTCCTTAGACAAATCATTTACTGCCCCAGCTATTGTAGCAACATAGCTTAAGTCTAATGGCTGACCACGTTCGGGAATCGGAATAATTGGCATTTTTCTCCTAAACTAATATTATACCAAAGATATGACGCTAGATTCATAAATTTCTAGAGTCTCGCTTTTTTCCTTAGAAATACTAGATATTTGGATGGCAAACTGTATCGAAGTTGTAGCATTTGTTAAAAAGCTATAACTTTGCCCAGCTGCCGTTCCATGATAAGCATATGGATTAGAATCGGATTTAACAAAAATATCATAGCCATTTCTTAGCTCTGAGTCTATCCAGGCCAAACTAACTAATTTATTATTAATAGAATATGTAACATTAGATGCCGATAGTGGTGTGGGAGCTATAGCATTTAGTTCAAATGTTGGGGACCATGCAGAAACTCTGTTTTTATCTTGAGATACAATCCTATATCTAACAAAATATTTATTGTCTGGCGTAACATTTGGTAGCGTAGATTTTGGAATCACGACTTTTTTAATTCCACGATCTGCCATTATTCTACTCCAATTGCTATTCTAAACTCTATATAATTTGCAGTATTAGCTAGCTTAACAATTGGTAATGCCCCATCTGTTTTTAGCACTGAGTATCCAGTAAGGCCATATAGCGGATTTGTTGTTGTTAAGTTTTCTAACCTCATTGCATCTAGGGCCACATAGTAATCAGAAGATGGTGATCCATTTTTTTCTACCTCAACAAATATTTTGGCAACTGTTACACTTTCCCAGTTAAATGCTGAAGTATAATATAGCTCTTGTAATTGTTTTGAAACAACAAAATATCTTTGTGTTGCAAAGTCTGCTTCCTGTGATGCCGTGCCAGCCGTAAATCCAGTGTGATCAATATTAACTGTAAAGTTTGCATATTCTCCAGTAGAGGATGTATCTGACGAAGAAAACTGAATTAAAATCTTTACATTATCTGGTACTGTCAAAGACTCTCCATCTTTATTTATCAAAGAAAAGGCTAGCCTCAGTTGGTCTGTTGGGGCATTCCTATTAAATGTTAAAGACGTTCCAGTTTTATGTATATGATTGCTACCAGTAACAACAGATAGTTGTTGTGTTGGATGAGTAGTTAAAGAAGCATCATCTCCAACAACCATTAACATGTTATTTAAAAATCTGCATCTTTCATTTCTAAGAACTCTTTCTTCATTTGTAAATGTTCTATTATCTGCATTAGTATGAAACACTGGAGTTAGCTCGGAACTTCCATTAACAATATATTCTCCAGTTATAATATCATCTTCATCTATATCTAGACGTGTATACACAGTTGGGATTTGCTTGATCAGGGACTGTGTGTGGTGTTCCCAGCCCTCTGTTTGGTTAAATAGATAAAAGTTTTTGCTGTCAAAGGCACCCGCTGACGGGTTGGCTTCTGCTGAAAATATTCCAACCTCTGTTATCTCATATCTTTCTTCTGTTGGCAATTCTGCTGTTAGTACGAGTTTTGTAAGATTGTTTTCATTAACATACCCCTTAGAAATAATTGGCACACGAAACATTTCAAAGTCTAGTGCATTTTTTTCAGCATATTCTTCTTTTTGCTCTGTGGTAA